AACTGCTTTTTACCAGATGGCGCAACACCAGCACGTTTGAATAACTTATCTTTGATTTCTATAATGATGTCTTTGATTTCATTTAAGATGGATGAAACATCGTTCTTATCATTAGGTACAAGTCCGCCCTTAGCAGACTGAATCTTTACCTTTGCTTGTTGAGATTCTTTATACTTTGTTTCAAGAGTTTTATTAATCTCTTCCATTGAAACAGGTTTACCGTCTTTTCTATACGAGATGTCTTTCTCAGAAGATGGTTTTATGCCTTGTTGCTCTAGAATCTTTTTCTGTTCTTCGGTAAGATTTGACATCTTATCGACGGATTTAAATTCTGCTGTAGATTGTTTGACAAACTGATTGTTTGTGGAAGTATTATTGTCATTGGCAGTCTTTTTCGTTTCTGTCTTACTACCAATTGCCTCGGAGAACAGTTTCTTCAAACGTTCTACTTCGGAAACACGTTGGTTCTCTTGGTTTACTTCGTTTCGAATTTCTTCTCGGCGAGATTGCTGGGAATTGAATATGTTGCCAAGCACTCCACTTTGAGGAGTTAATCCTTTTTTGAATCCTGTGGTGAATTCGCTACCGAAGTTTTTGAAACCTTCTTTCAATCCTCTGGTCGGTGTGCCTTCTCTTCCAGGTTCTTTCGAGTTACCAAAAAACTCTTGCTTCAATCTATTGACAAATGTATCGTCTTTTCCTTCTAAGGTAAGACCCTCTGCCTTGAAGCGTTCGTCTAAACTTCTAGTTTGTAACTCTTTACCAATGTCACCAAATTCTCTTGGACCACCACTCTCGCTTCTAGCAATCATCTTTGCTGCGAGGTCATTGATGTCTTTTAGAGATTTCTTAAACTCCTCGACCGTCTTGAATTGCAATTTTGTGATTGCATCCAAAGTATCTTCCATGAGTCTCTTGTCTTGGGTCTCTAGTGACTTGATTGCTTCGGCAGTATTCTTCTCAATAGATTGAACAAAACTGTCAACCAATCTTGCCGATGCTTGCTTATCCGCAGGTCTATTTTTATTGAGGTCAAGAACTTTGCGAACTTCAGAAAACAACTTGTCCTTGTCTTCGGTTTGCATTGGTTTTGCCCCAGAACTTGAATTGTTCTTGGCGGTTTCTATTACCCTTGCAAATCTTTCTGATGCGGACTTGGTTTCCATTACTGTTGCTGCCTTTGTTTATCTGCTTTTTCTTTTAAGTGCATTGCCAATAAACCAACATAAACTTCCCTTTCCCAAGGAATCATATTTTCAAGTTCACTTAACGAATATTTATGTTCGTGCATTAAAATAAAGTTGGTCTTATAATGATTCCTCAAGTTATCATGAGAAAGGGTTATTCGAAAAAACTTTCTACACCATCGAGGAAAATGACGTTATGTGTTGTGCAACTCGGACAATCATAATCAATCTTATGCTCGATTCTGGGCATAGTCAGGAAGAATTCTGTAATCTTCTTAAACTGCTCGGAAGTTAGATTGTCAACAAATTGCTCTACTTCTTTTCTTTGAATATCTTTAGTCGTGAAGACTTCATCGGCAGTATAAACACTATCGATGCAAGAGACTACCAATTCATATGTGGTTGCCTCATCCTTCATATCGATCGAGGTTGGATACCGCATAATAACACCAAGACCATTACCGAAATCAATCTTATTTGTATGACCTTCAGTAATCGTGGGTTTGATTGATGTCAAATCAAGTTCCGCTGCAGTCTTGTGACCACACTCGCCGCACACTAAATTAAACTCAGTTACCTGGCCAATAGATTCAGAGCGAAGTTTAATGAAGATGTTCTGAAGTTCAAAGAACGGAAGATCTTTACCAGTCAGTTTACCGAAACTGCAAACGTCAACAATTTCTTGCATCGCATTTAACATTTCTACTTGATCTTCGGATTCTGATGCCAGAATCAGTAACTTTTCTTCTCTGACTAAGAATGGTCTGAATTTAACTCGTTCTTTATTCCCAATCATTTCAACGTAAAACGTTGGTGTTTCCATAACAGGTAACATAATATTCTCCTAATAAATTATTGCAGTTCCCACGTTTTAAATGTAAACGTCACAGGCACTCTAACAAATTGCGTATTTGACCATGCCATAGAAATAGGTGCCAATGATCTCGGCCATGCTTCTCTTATGATCCATGTTTTTGTTACTTCATCTTTATTATCTAAGGCATGAAGTGTAATATCGGTAGTATAATTGGAATAGTAATTAACATATCTTGTTGATGGTGTTACGATTCCACGCATCCATTCATCAAAGAAGTTTTTCGCTTTCCAGTTTCGATCGCAGAGCAAAGTGAAGGTTGCCGACTCGCCAGTATAATCTAGGAAAGTTGCACGATTTTCAACACGGTTATTATACTTGAATGGTTTGGATCCCATCATCAATCCAGGAAAGATTGCTTCTTCGCACATGAGTGAAATGTGCGAGGGTTGACCTTTGCCTTGCATACATTGAGGTGTTCCCATGATAACCTCAAATCTGTGCGATCTTGCCAAGTCGTTTTCTTTCACTTCCGAGAGAAAACTTTGGATGCCATTACCTGCCATTAATATTTACTCCTGGAGTCTCTGAATACTTCTTCTTTGGTTTTTTTCTGGAATGCTTCAAGAGGTAGAAATATGGCACTTTTCCAGTCGGCGGGATTTATCTTCATAAATCTTGATTGAACATGCGCAGTTAAATAATGCTTGATGCAAGGTTTAACCTCGCTTGCGCTGCTTATGCCTTGCAACATTTGATACGACATTTTAATTTTAGTCGTTGGACTGAAGTTCTTGGAGTCTGCGAAGTTTAGCAACTCACCTAGAATCTTTCCTCGTACCAGATATGGAGCATAATGCAAATTGATGCCATAAAACCCTCCAGGTGCTGGACCGAATGGCAGCACTAACGGGAAGGCATCATAGAATGGCAACTCATTTTTCCATTTCGGATCGTAATAATACATATACATCGAACCGATTTCGACGTTTGATTTTAGTTCCCCGATATCAGATTGCATGACTGCGTTCGACGTTAAACTCGCGCCGACTAGTTTTTGAGCGTTGCGCATATACCACCAGATAGACTTTTGTCCATCTCCAGCTTTAGCACGAAGGTTTTCGAACGGATTTGCCATAATAACTATTTATTCGTTATTCCCAATTCTTTTTCAGTTAATATCAGGAATTTCCATTTTCTATCTAAACAGAACTCTGTTGCTGCTTTCCACTTTGCCTGATTAACTCCCCAAGTCATAACCTCTTGGAGAAACTGTTTAGTTTTTCTTTTTGGGATCTTAGGTTCTTGAGTAAACTTGGCAGGTTTAATTTCTATGAGATATCGCTCGCCATTGACTTTAATATAGAAATCGACGAAGTATCTGTGCACTCTACCATCAACGGGAGATCTATAGGGGATCGCAAGTTCTTCTGAACCCCATTCAGTGACACTATCATTTGCATCACACCATTTCATAAACTTCAATTCATAACTAGAACGGAAGATGATGTTGGTCGGATCCCCAATATACTTATTGGGTTTCTGAATATTGTATCGACCTTTTAGTGAATCTCTTGAATAAACCATATAAATATAAGAAACTGCCAATCTAAGGGATATTTATTCGTGACGGATTACAACAAATTTACAGAAAAAGATCCAGCGAGAGAATCACACATTCAAAAATATGGATTGAATAGTGGTAGTGCGCTTCGATATCCAATGGATTTGGAATCAGAATCGCCACATTATGTTATCTTTTATCCATTGGTAAGAGAAGGTTCTCGTCTCGGTGAAGCGTTTAAAAACACAGGGGGACAGGTCTTTGATACCAGTCAACAAAACAGACAACAACCTAAAAATGCTACTGCGCAAACTGCTGCTTTAGGTGCAGGTATTGGCGCTGGACTTGGTATCGCTGAGCAGTTGACTAATGGTGGCGGTAAAAATGCGGGTGGTGTTAGTCTCGCTCAAAGACTCGGTAGCGTAGTAGCTAAAACTTTAGGTGGCGGACTTGTTGGTGGTGCAATCGGCGCATTATCTGGAAACCAAGAACTATATACAGGTGCGGGTGCTATTGCTCTACAGATGCCTGAAAATAAAGTTTCTGCTGGGTATAGAGCGACTTGGGAAAGTCAAGACATGGGAGCACTGCTTGGTGCGATCGGTGCTGGCAACCAGTCTCTCTTAGGTGCAATGAATCCACTAAGTCCAGATAACATGAAACTGGCATTACGTTCTGGTGGTAAGATTTCAAAAGTTTTAAGCGACAATGCTCTGGATGTTAATAAAGTGCTAGAGTCTACAACTAAAACTGTGACGAATCCATACAAAGAACAATTCTTCAAATCAATGGGGAATAGATCGTTTGTATTCGAATACAATTTTGCTCCAAAAAATGAACAAGAAGCAAAGACAGTTTTCAATCGTTTTCGTGAAGGTGCACAAGGCGACAAAATGGGAATCGTTCAAAAGTTCGCATATCATATGCATCCAGAACTCAGAGACTCTGGATACTTCTTCAACTACCCATCAGAATTTACTATTGTTTATTACCACGCAGGAAAAGAGAATCAATACGTTCGTAAAATTTCCACTTGCGTTCTTACTAATATGACTGTGGATTATGGTAGTGACACTGGATTTACTACTTTCGAGAATGGTATGCCAACTCATGCTACTATGCGTCTAGAATTTTTAGAACTAGAACTGATGAC